CGAGTACCAAGTTGGTTTCTACATCGACGGTTTCCGCATACTACCTATCCGTGATTATAACATATCACGTACGGAGATTGTCAAAACCACATCGCCTACAGTACCGCCTGAGCTGGAGAAGTTGCGCGAGAATGTTTTCCCCAACTTTACTTGGGCCCTAGGACTCGACCACCCGACACCAGCCGTGCCATTTGCACCACCACTGCAACCCTCCGCTCCGCCAAAGCCTATCACGTATACACCCGTCAAACCGAAAGGACTCATAGTCGAGCGTGTCGCTCGCGCTGAGGCGTGCGGTGTTATCGCAATGCCTTTGGTTGTAACCACACTGAGTGATGAAGCCATAGCCATGGGTTTAACATTGCCAACGGCTCCTGCGAAAACAACTATTGCAGCAATGGTGCCACCGCCGACCACCCCACAAACCCCAACACCCACAGTCGCAATTAGCGCTGTGCAGGCTCCGGTTGGGTTGACTACATCAGTTATAAACAATCCTGTCTTGAAAGTACAAAATGCGTCCGGTGCTGCGCCCACAAGCGGCCCCCCCAGCATTGACAATAATGTGGCCACTACGTTGGTTTTTCACAATAGCTCGGCAGTAACCACTCAGGTTCCTAAAACTAAGCCGGCGGCAGACAACAGGGTTGTTCCTAAGACCTCACACAAAAACGGCACACCGTGTTCTATTGCACCTAAACTTCTTACGATTCCGGAAGTCGACGTCAACGTCAACCCCGGCATACCTAGGAGATTTTTGTCCGGGCACTGTGCTATGAAAGCTATGCATGAGGCCCTCACGCGTGCAAGCTTGACTAAATCTACGATTGATGCATGGCTCACGCAATGTGAGGATGTGCTGTCTTTGGCGGCGACGACCGGAAAATACGACTTTAACCAAGATCAAGTCGACAAATATATAAAGACGGGGGACTACCAGGGCTCTGATATCAGCGCCGTTGTGTTGGAACTGTTGGCAGAGATTTATAACCTTAAGGTCCACGTTCATCTCGCAACTGGCACTAACGTCATCTCCAGTGGGCGTCACTCTATTCATATTTACTGGTCCGGTAATCATTACTCTTCACGTGTCTCTGGGGGCGCCGTTGACAAGTTCAAGTCGTTCTTTGCGCACATACCGCAAGGGTCAACTATATTGGACGTCAGCGCCTCTCCTGGCTACTTCACTAAAATGGCTACGGAAAGGGGCTATCAACTCTTCTCCGCACACTATAAAGAGGGTTCACCACACACCGTTTACGAGCCCGACTTCAAGTATTCTCATCATTCTCAACTGTGGGCCCACCTGCGCGCCTCAAAAAAGAAATTTGACGTTGTGTTTATTGATGCGGCTCGTGACTGCGATAGTGAATCTCTACTAACAGACATCTACAAATCGTCCGTCGAGTTCGTCAAACAGGGTGGCTCAATTATCACAAAGACGTTTGGGAATCCACATTATTTGTGGGCTGACGACAAGTTTGAGGACATCAAACTCATCCATGTATCTGGGACTTGTTCAGAGCGCTATTTCCAGTGTCACACCTTCATGGGGCAGGGGCAGAAACGGTTTTTCACTTATTATGATCGACCCGGCTGGAACCGCAAAATAACAGAACACACATTGCCTTACACGGACAACATACGATTTGCGCGTGAGTTCTTTTGCGATAAAATGAGCACATTCAAGCCTAAAACGTGGAATATCAATGGCGTCTTTAGCATATCTGCATTGACAGGCTATGCGAGCGCCAGTAAAACTACTGAAGCAATGCAGACGTACCCGAAGGCCGTCTTTATTGCACCGTCAAAAGAATTGTCGTTAAAGCATCAGAAAGGAGGAGTCGCATCATATACTCCACACACATTCTTCTCTTCGGACCACAAACAGAGTGACACCATCATTGTTGACGAATGTTTTCAATTTCCTGTTGATTACTTCAGCTTATTGAAGACCTGCTACCCCAACCATCGGATTGTTGCTTTGGGTGATGTTCATCAAACACCGTATGTCAACTTCAATGGGAATCGTTGTCTTAAGACGTTGGAGAACTACGGGGTTGGTAACAACATCTGTGATGTGTACAAAGTTCCACTTGATGTGACTGATGCACTTAACCGAAAACACTCAATGAATATCCGTTCGCATAGCAGCGTGACTAAAGCGTTCGCATTTTGCCGTGAGTCCATCGAGAAATTCAGTGGGACAAAAATTAAGGTTATCTGCTTCAATGGCGAATCTGCCGCCAAACTTCGTGCCAAGGGGATCAATGCCTCTACCATCACCACCTACACTGGATCACGCGATGCGGTTGTGGTCTTTTATGTTGACTCAGCATCTGTTATGAGTCAGCTGGCCAATCGTCCTAAATATATCTACACGGCGGTGACTAGAGCGGAGCGACAACTTGTCGTCACCGGTGACTTTGATTATATAGCCAAGTACTATAATATACATGGCTCTAACATGATGACTTTTGAGGAGATCAGTAACGTGTATAACTTTCACCAGGTCATTCTGCCTAATGAGTCTGAGATGCCTGTCACCGTAGCAACTGGTCTCGCCAAAGGAACGACGACTCAGCACCACGCTGAAACTATACTGAAAGGGACACTTTCACCAGCTAACGACCCTGACTGCCTGAATATAGGGGTGGCCAAGCTCGATATAGCACCTGTGGAATGTGGAACACTGAGCGCACCCACCGATGCATTGCGACCCTCCGGTAAGACTACACCTTGCTACCGGCTCACTAGCAATCGGTTTGCGAAACATCAATTGTCTAATAATAATCTTGAAGCTGTCCAGACCCTGGTGAAACGCTACGCCAGGGGCTATCCCGCTAAACGTGACCCACGCTCTGACGCCTACACTACTCAGGAGCTGATGGGAGGCCTATGTAAAGCCCTCTACGGAAACGAGCACTCCGTAAGACGGCTGAAACGTGACCTCCATGTCTCTCCCGAGTTTCTAGCTCAACGTCAAGGAGAGTATATGGAAGCCCTCCAGCTCAAGATCAATACCAACCCTGCAGCTTATGAGGATCTCAAGAAACCGTTTGAGATAGGTCGAGAGCGGCTTGGTTTCTTTAACAAGAGACAGACCAAGTTTGACCCGAAAGAAGGATTTGACACTAGCGACAAAGTGGGGCAAGGTGTCGCAGCGACATCGAAAAGAATTAACGTGTTATTCTGCGGTTACGCACGTGGTCTTCTTGACCGCATGCGAGAAGTGCTTCGCAACAACAATCGTGATGTCATCCTCGCCACACATGACTCCGATGCAGGGTTGAATGCTACCTGCACATCACTGTTCCAGAAACACCCGAATGCGACGAACTTCACTTGTAACGATTTCTCAGAGTGGGATGCATCATGGCGCGGGTGTTTCACGGAGTTCACTTGCACATTACTACGGTATATGGGTTGTCCCAAACCGCTCGTCGAGGATTACAAACTTTTTCGTGATGATTGGATAATGACGTATATGACGGCTTTTGGTAATGTCACCCTATCCGGGAGAGAAAAACAGTTCTCCGGTAATCCATTCACCATATGCGAAAACACGCTCGGCAACATGGCTTTGTGTTTTTCTATATTTGAGGTCAGGGATATGCAATATGCTATGTTTAAAGGCGATGACTCAGTAATTGCATGCCGCAGTTGTGTGCTTAGTCATAAAGCCAATGATATTCTCGGATACACTGGTCACAAGTTGAAGTTGCACAATAGCCCCATCGGAGAATTTGCAGGATGGTTCTTGACTGATGAAGGGCTCTTTCCGGACGTTTATAGATATGCAGCCAAGTTTCTCGATAAGATGTACCGTGACGAGGAGCATTTCAAAGAAGTGGTGATGTCATTGCAGGAGAGGTGTGCAGCGGTCCGAAACGAGGCTCAGCTTCGCGTTGGCGCGAGTGTCTGCGCCGCCTACTATTCACAGGTGTTTGGAAATGGAAAGGTCTCGGTCGAAGATGCTATCAGTCTTTTCTATTTCATTAAAGACAGCCGAAACGTCAAATTCTCCACCTTGACGCTCCACAATATGGAGTCGTTACAGCTCTGAGCATTTCTACCTTTTGCTCAGATAATCATATATTATTATTGATATTCTAGTTTTCGATCTTGA